ACATCAGTGCGCGGCAGCGGCTTCAAGCCTCTTGGAGGTTTGATTTCTTCAGCAGCTGCAATTTTCAGCTCTGTCTTTTTCTTGAATGAAATATCGACAGAACCTTCATCGCGCTTCTGCTTGAGATAATCAGCAGCGAATGTTGCTGCGAAGAGCTCATAATTCGCGCCATCGATGTGACTGTCTAAATGGTCAGGAGTCGAAAAACTGCGAGCGTTTTTGACACAAGCCATGATGACAGCAATCTCATAAGGATGAATATGACGACCAAGGCGAAGAGAGCTAAGGTCTGCAATGAGCTGGAAATTGTCTTCAATCCCACCATAGTTCATGCCTCTTTCGTCAATGACATCCTGCGCCATCTGAAGGAGCACTTTTGGGCTTAAATTACTCATTATTTTTTACCTCCATTGTAAGGCCATAGCGTCAGCTACGCCTTGATAAGTTCTGCTGCGTTCTTTCCATCGGTCGGTGCTTGGCGGCATCCGATGCACTCTATTTTCCCGCCCATCGACGATGTCTGTCGGCGTTAGTTTCGGCAGGTTTTTCAGCCACAAGCATGTTGCTTTCGTCTCTCCATGACCAAACATCCACGGCTGAATAATCTGGTCGGGTTTGCGTATGCGCGACGAGATGATGCTGACGGGGTTCTCTAAGGCGATATGTTGGATTGGGGCGTCGAGCAGAAGACGCACAAACTCCAGCGCCTCTCTCTGCTCTTCGACTTTATCCTTGAACCATCTCGCCCCTGAGATTGCGAGATGCGTGCATGGTGGATGAGCAATCATTGCATCCCAGCCATCATGCAGCACTTCGCGCACATCGCCTTTGATGTGAAACTCACTGGCGTCTTCCGCGTCGAGCAGGTCACAAGACCACGCGTCAGCACCTCTCTTTCGAAAGGCGTTGCGAACAGCGCCAGAAAACTCACAAGCGACGAGGACTCGCATCAGAATGGTGTGTCGTCGCCGCCAACAGGTGAAAACACAGAAGACGGCGATGACTTGCCATCCATGCGTTCGCCATCGCGCACGATCTGAAGATGGTTGAGGCCGAAGCTGACGCCTTTGTTGCCTGAGACAGCCCAAGCAAAAGGCTTGATGTCAGCGCGCACGATGACGCCAGGATAAAGACGGTCGAGGTCTAAGAGAGGCTCGACGTTCTCATCGACGATGCCAGGCTTCTGCTTTGACCAAGGGGAAATATAGACTGTGCCAGCATAGCCAGCGTAGTCCTTCTCACTACCGTCTCTGAAAGGCAGCTTCAGACCTGCAGGAACCTTGCCGTCAAAACGCTCTTTAGCTGCAGCTTCACAAGCAGCCTTTAACTTCGCAAACTCAGGCGTCTTTTGCGCAGCTGCAGAGAAAAGCAGCGAGCATGAATAGACTTCTGGCCCACCCTCAGACCGTGGTCGTGGAGTAATCAGCGAGGGGAAAGATAATATTGCTTCAGGTGTAATCATTTAGAAGTTCCTTTTTGTCTTCCTTGGGATAGTTGTCTCAGTCAGGAGTCATAACCGACTAAAACGGGCTTAAAAACAGACGCAGGCGTGATACTCTTTACCTCTTCACGCTTATCGTCTGCCTTCACTAAGGTCGTCCCAGAGGACTCCTTGGTGACTAATGGCTCCAATGCTTTCACATCGACGCCGTTTTTCTTTAAAATCTTTTCCATTTGTGTTGGTGAAATCAGCTCAGTCTTGAATGCGCCGTCAAAATCACCAAACGCAGCAGCTGCTAAATCCTCATCCATCCACTTACGAATGCCGCGCTTGGCAACGAGCTTCCAGCCAGGAACTTCAGCGCCATTCTTTAGCAGTTCCTCAGCGTGCAAGCGCACTTTTGAAATCCATGCAGAAATCAATTCTGCTTGGTCCATAATAGAAGAAATCTGTTCTGGCGTTAGGTCCTGGGGCGCTGGCGGTGCTGGCTTGAAGGTCATCTGTGCTGTCTCCAACGCTTTGTTGTGAAGAGCTCCACACTCTGCCATGCGCACGCAGAATTTGCAGTGGTCTCCTGGTTTTTCTGATGTATCTCCTGCGCCAATGCGTTTGATTGCTGGCTCTAAAACATCCTTCGCCCATCTCGTCAGCTCCGATAGTAAAATTACATGAGACTTCACTGGTTCTGTCAGGCTTCGTGGCTGCACGATAACCAGACGGATTTTCAGTGGCATCTCGCCAAGCTGGTCGAGAGCGCCCAGCGCGTAAATCAGCAGCTGAGGGCTTGTGGGCTCAACATCAACGCGACCATATTTGAAGTCGACAACAGTCAGCTCACGCGTTTCTGCTCTGTAGGCTAAGAGGTCAGCTGTGCCTGCTACAGGCTCAGGCATAGGCTCAGGGTCATAATACCAATCAAGAGAAACGCGACGCTCAACAGCAAAGATATCAGCGCCATCACGCAGCATCTCAGCAAAGTTTGCATAAGACTGCGCATGCTCAATCATCTCCTCGTTGATGAGGACTTGCTCACCATCAACCTCGATGAAAACAGGGATTTCCTTCCCTGCAATCATCAGCTCAGCAACGGCATGCGCTGCTGTGCCTTCTCTTGCGTATTCTGATGACTTACGCTCAACGCCTCGCGTTAGCGTTACCGATGCAGGGCATTCAATCCAGCGGGATGCTGATGATGGTCCTGCATCGACATGCTTCACTTCACTTGTTTTCGCACTCATTAAAGAACTCCCCAAAAGTATCTCGGACATATTTTTTATAGGCCGTATAAGCCTCTTCTACTGTAGCAAAACTCCCAAGATAGCTGCTGCATGCGCGCGCTTGATATCTACCTTTTGATATTCTCACCCCTCTTGGCAAAGATCGTTTACGATTAGGAGTATTCATTTGATTTTGAGCGTTAGTAGCAAGCCTTAAATTGCAAATGCGATTATCTGATTTATTCTGGTTAATGTGGTCGATTTGCTTAGATGGAAATTCACCAAACTGGTAAAACCAGGCAAGTCGATGAGCAGAATACATCTGCCCATCAATCTTTATCTTCCGATATCCTTCTGAGTTGATACGCCCCGCAACTTGGCCAATCTTAACTGCTGAATGCCTAGTATCTAACCAGGCAAAATCACCAGTTGCTGCATCATAGGAAAGGACCTCTCTCAGACGCTCTTGAGTTATTGCTGCTCTGTAGTTTGGTCGGGATGTCTTAATACCCAATTTGCAGTCTCCGCGTCCTGTTGCACTCTCTGCATGTATTCTGCAGTCCTGAAGTCGTGGAAGAGTTCTGGCTCTGTCTTTGGTTTATCTGCCTTGAACTCTTTCAGCGCTTTGACAATGTCATCAATCAAGCTCATGGGTCTTTAACTCCTCTGCGATTGCTGGGAATTTATCGGCAGGGATTTCATGGACTTTGCCCACTCCTTCGCCATACCGTTTGAGAATAGCGTCGACCTGCGCCTTGCCGCCTGGCGCTAAGTAGATGTCCTTAAGCTGCGCAAGGACTGCTGTTTTAACAGCTTCCAGCTTTGGGTCGTCTTTCTCAACCGTCAAAACTAACTCAGGAGCCTTCTCTTTCCTAGCCTTTTTCGGGGCTTTCACCTCAACGACCTCATCAATCATCGCCTTAATATCGAGGGTGAAGCCCTGCTCTGCTAAGCGGTCTTCCAGGTGCTGGCGTAAGGAGTCGAGGTCCACAGCTGCGAGGATGTCGCTAGGGTCCATCTCAGGCACGACGCCTAATTCTTCGCACCATTCCTGCAGCTGGCGCTTAAAATCGCGCATGTTGATTGCTGTGATTGTGACTTCAATATTGGCCATCTTTTTTAGCTCCATCTAGTAATTCTGCGATTTCGTTTGTTTTACGCGCAATGATATCCATTACTCTGTCGTCAATGGTGCCAGTGGCGACCATGTAACGAGCGAGAACACCGTCTTTCTGTCCTATCCTGTGAATGCGAGCTGCAAATTGCAGGTTATTTCCAGGCGTATAATCAGCCTCTACAAAGAAAACATCTCTGCAGCTGTTCTTCTCGTTGATGAGCGTCAGGCCAGTTGCTGCTGCGTTATTGCCAATGAAGACCCTGCACTTTGGGTTATTCAAGAAAGCATCAACTGCCTTGCCGCGCATGACGCTTGAGTCGCGCCCGTCAATCTTTGCAGGGCTAAACTCAGCAAGCGTCTTGTAGAGATAGTCAATCACTTTGATATGGTGCGCATATAGCAGCACCTTATGCGTCCCGTCGCCCAAGTAGCCTTGAATATAGTGCGCTGCAGCTGTCGCTTTGGCGAGACCCAGCGCGGCGCGCAGCTTCGAGATGTGTTCATCAGAACTCTGAAGAGCTTTAATGACTTCATCATCTGACATCCCTGTTTTCAATATATCTGAAAGCTCTTTGACGAGCGTCAGCCCTTCAAGAGATGGCTTGATTGGCAGCGTCACAAACTGCAAAGGTGGCAGCTCAGGAAGGCACTCTTTCTTAGTCTTACGAAAGAAGAAGTCCTTCGTGCGCTCTCTCAATTCCTCAAGGTTCTGAGAGCCCATAATCACCCGCACAGGCTGCGATGCTGCGAACTTGCGCTGAGCCACAATGCAATAGCGGTTCTCAAAGTCATGCAGCTGCATCACAAAGCCATTCTTCTGGGTGATGAGATGCGGCGCTAGATATTTGAGATGGGTGAATATTTCCGATGCATTGTTAGGAGCTGGCGTGCCAGATAATGGGATGACCTTCTTGGCGTGCGGGGCTAAGATTTTATAAATCGACTTCGTGCGATTAGCTGAAGGGGTCTTAAGCAGGTGCGCTTCATCCAGCACAAGCGCGTTGATATCACCCCATTCAACGAAGAACTTTGCGGTTAAATCGCCTAAGCTGAATTTGTCATAGTTGACGATGTAGATGCCCATCTCAGCCATCTTCATCTGTGGCGTCCACTGGTAGGAATAAGGGCCATTAGGCCACCACTTCTTCAGCTCACTACGCCACACAAGGCAGACGCTTTTAGGCGCAACGATAATGACGCGCTGAGCGTTTATCTCTTTGAGATATTCGATGACAACGCGTGACTTGCCGAGCCCCATCTCCATAGAGATAAAGGTTGAGCCTGCTTTGTGGAGCTGATTAACAGCCTCTCTCTGATAATGCCTAAGCGGCGCTGTCACGATTTTTCTCCATCAGCCAGTAATCGAGCATCAAAAGTGCGTCTGCACGGTTGTGGTCTTTTGCTCGCTCTAGTCCTGTAACAGTTGGGTAAAGACGCATTGCTGTGGCTCTGGTCTTCCCCTTCACTTCTGGGTCTGACGCTTTACCTGCCAGCCCATAACGCTTCTTCCATTTTTGTGGCGTCAGTCGCTCTGTTCGTATTCCAGCACACGCCAAAACCGACATAATGACGCCGACGCTGTAAGCAAATTTCCACCCACTCGTTGCTGATTGCCCTGGGCGTGGCCCAACCAGTTCAACGACTGCGATGTCAGGCTGCAGCTCGACAACAAAGTCATAGAACGCACGCGGCACAACTCCACCGTCAGCGACAGGCAAATCCCCGACATAAACACCGTCAGGAGTTTTGACAGCGTAGCTGCCAGAGACAGCTCCTGGGTCTATCGAAAGCAGCTTCATTTCTTCCTCAGCTGCGAGACCTTGGAGATGACGCCTTCCTCTTGCGCTATCTGCACAAGCGTAAGCGCCCAATGGCCTGGCATCGAGGAGCGCTTGCGCCACCCCTCTAAGCATGCCAATGGAGGCGGCTCGATGCCGCGCTGCGATATTTTCTCTCGAAGAACTTGGATGCCGCCAAGAGTCTGGATGAGCTCTTTCAAGCGCCAATCGGTCGATGACATTATTGCACTCATTGATTTGGTCGTTTCTTTAAGACTACATAGCCGACAAATTGTCAAGGAAGGGTTAAGGCTTAATATATTTAGCGAGCTCTCCCAATGCTCTTATCTTAATCGAGCATTGTTCATCCTCTGATTCAATGCCCCAAGATTTAAAAAAGGC